CTCTTCCGATCTATCGAGGCGGCTGGATAGTTGACCGTCGATTTCATTGTCTAACCTCACGCCGGGTCCGGCAGGTAGTAGTCAATCGCGCAGAACCACGGCCCGCCGCCCGCACTGGTACCGGCCACGGCATAGTGTCCGACGATTGTATGATCCTGTCCTAACGGCATGATTGGAATCGCCGCGAACAGGTTATTCGCGCTAGGCGTCGTCTGACCTAAGCCAGTCGGCGCGTTCGCCACGTTGTATGAACTGAGGAAGTGGGCCGATGTAACATTATCGAGCCCGATACTGATGGTCGCGCCAGTCACGGCGTCATTAAGAAAACCATAAACGCGCAGACAGACCGGGATAGCGCCGCCCGGTAGAGTTGCGCGGGTATCGCCGCCCATGCCCTGCACTACGCCAGGCGAAGTCTGCGTTATCTTGAGGTGAAGTGTAGTGAGGTTGCGCGCGTTCGCGGCCATGTGCAGCGAACGATTGCCGCTTGCGTCGTCCTGAAAGGACGCCGTGCTTACGGCATGTTTGCTACCCTGAATTTTCTCGTGTGACATTCATTTATCTCCGTGTCCCTTGGGGGAAATTGCCCGGCGCTGTTACACGCCGGGCCAAGTCAGCCAAGGTAAACTTACGAGGTCGTGAGATCGGCAACGATGCCGGAACCGGCTTCGTTGCGCGCCTCAAGCGAGTACTCGGTGATAATCAGCTTCTTCTCGGCGTCGCCGGTTTTCGCCAAATCCTCGATCTTGACCGGGCGCAGGAACGCGACCGCCCACAAATCGGAATTGATGATCAGACCGTCACGCGCACGCTGGAAGCGATTGGGAACGATCTTGAGCGCGCCGAAATCATGCTCGTACACGTCAACCGACGCATACAGCTTGCCAGTGTCGGCTTCGTTCATGCGGGTAGCGTTACCTGCGAAGGTTGACGCAACCTGCTTGTTGAAGCGGCCGACCATGAGCATATCCGGCTCATCGCCGCTGTTGTCGAACACAGAGCCGATGACGGTTTTCAGCAACGCTTCCGTGAACGGGCGCTGCGTCCCATCCGTGCGGAGCGCGGTGCCGTCAGCCGCCGAAGGCGCGGTGCCAGTGGTAGATTCGTTCGTCTTGATCCACGACACGACGCCCGCAAGCTGCGGGGCCGAAGTACAGGAACCGGCCGTGCGCTGCTGGTTATTGCAGAGCGAGGCTTCCATATCGCGCTTTAGCTCTTTCAGCTTCTTCGCGACCTGATAGGCGACTTCGGACGAACGCCCGGCCTTCTTCACCACATCGAGCGTGTCCGCGATAACGACGGTCTTACGCGAAATCTGGGTGTAGTTGCCGAGACGCGTGGTAGCGGTCGCCGGATCGAACGTGCCAACGTCATCGCCCTGCAACTGCGCGTTTGTCGTCTGCGCCGCCGCGAGGCTATCGGTCTGCCATTCGTGGAAAGTCTGCTGGGCCTTCGCCTTGCCAGCCGCCGACATAAGCGGGGTCTGGGTCGGGGCGATGTTGTAAATGATGTCGGTCAAATCCTCGCGGATGCCTTTGGCGGCAAACGTGAGGTAGGTATTCGTTACAATCGACATCTGAGCGCCTCAATGGTTGAGGCGAGGGGAATTACAGGATGCGTTCCAGAATGGATTGCGCGTCTCGCGTACTTCCGGTCCTCGCCAGTTTTCCGTGGAGCGCCTCAAACTCTTTCTTCGCTGCTTCCTCTCCAACATTTCCCTGCCTCGCGGCGGGGCGCAACGGACGGACATTTGACTGAGGGGCAGGGGCGCGGTTCTGCTGCGCCGACTGCTTCAATGCGATAGCCTTGCGGTAAAGCATTGCATCACGCGCGATCAGGACGTAGCGATGGTCAGCCAGCGAGCCAAATTCCTGCTGCGTGATCTCAGGCAAATATTTCGTCAAATCTGCGCCAAAAGCCTTGGCCTTCACGGGGTCCGCGATGTCAGGGAATTTCGCCAAAAGCTTCGGCTGCTCTTGCGTGACGAAATCCTGATGGCGCTTCTGCGCTTCGGCCTGCTGCTGCTGGTTCAGATTGTTGATATGCGCCGATGCTGCATTGATACGCTCCATAACGTCCTGACGCGCCTGCGACATAGCCGCCCATTCTGCGGGCTTCTCTGCGGCAAGTTTTTGCCAATCGACATTCTGGAAACGCTGCAATTCCGGCGTAAGCTGGAGAAGGATGCTTTGTAATACTTGAGTCTGTTGGGCGCGGTCATTTTCGAGCGCCTTGCGCTGCTCCGCGAGGAGCCGCGTTTCTTCGCTCGTTTTCTGTCCCTGCGTCGCTATGAACCTCTCGCGGTCGCTCTCCCGCGCTACAACGTACTGCTGTAACTCGGGTGGGAGCTTGGCGAAATTCTCTTTCGCTTCGGCAGTCCACGAAACCGGCGGTTCGATGGCAGAACTTTCGTCCTGTTCGCTGTGGCCCGTATCCGTGTCGTCGGTGGCAGGCTTCTCAGCCTGTCCGGTTTCCCCATCCTGGCTTGCGCCCTGATGGGTATCTTGTTCGGCGGTCGCCTCGGGCTCGAATAGCCCGGACAGCGCCTCGCCAGCAGCGGCTTCGCTGCCGTTCAATTTCGCGACGTCGATCTGAATTTCGCCCTCTTTGGGCGGCGGCGGCGATTGCGTGGTTTCAGCCAATGTTATTCCCCTGTCGTGCTTTGTCGGCCTTGGTCTTTAGGTCGCGTGCATGGGCGGAATGAGCCCTGCTTTCGATAGCGGCCCAAACATCGGCAACGGCTTTGTAATGCTGATAAGCCAATTCCCGCTTTCCTGTTTCGTCGGGCTTCGTGTTCGCAAAAGCGTCCAGATAGCCCGCCTGCAACCCTTCAAAGGCTGCGGCGATCTCGGTATCGCCTACAAGCCTCTGACACGCCACTTGACTTATTATCACATCCTCGGGCGACTGCAACCGTTTTTTCCTGATATTAGGCAACATAGCCCCCTTTATTGGTTAAATTCCTATTTTCAGACAACAGAAGGCGGCCCGGCCTTGCGCGCCTCTGCGGCCTTGATTTGGGCGATCTGGATTTGGATGGCGGCGTTTTCGCGGGCGATAATTAGCTGATTTTCAAGCCGCATCTGCTCTAGGACAATATCGTTGGCGAGGCTCTTGTCGGTTTTGTACCGCTCGATTTCCATTTTGTTTTGAGCGTCGAGTGCATTGCGCTGCGCTTCGAGTTGATGCGTTGACGCCGATTCCTGCGCCTGCGCCTGCTGGCGGATCATTTCTACTTGAGCATCTGTTTCGCCTTTCGCCTTGACCAGCGCCATATCGCTCTGCGCTTTGATCTGCGCGGCTGCAATCTGCGGATCGGGGGGTGAAGGCGGCATCGGCGGTGCCTTGGCGGGGTCCATGTAGAAATCTTCGACGGTCTTGAACCCCATCGCCTGCACAAGTTTACCGCGTGTCTTGAAAAGATTTTGACCGTTGACCAATGGGCCATTGATACCTTTCTGCACCATGACGACGCTGTTCTGATCGGCCACGATCTGCGAAAGCTGCTGCACCATCTTATCGCGGTTGCCGGTTCCCAGACCGACCGACACGCTTAACTCGTATTGCTTTTTCCATGAGCGCGGATCAACCGGCGTCCAATTGCCAGTTAGCTTGATGATCCTCGGATTTTGCTGGTTACGGATAATCAGCCCGAGATTGGCGCGGAACAACTCGCGCACCGAATCGGCAAAGATACGCGCGATAAGTTCAACGCGCTGCGCCGCCGCTTCCTGCAACATGCCGACGCCCATTGAACCGATGGCGGCGTTTTTGTTCAGGTCATCGGGGGCAATACCTTGGTTTCCCTTCGATATGCCGGACCGCTTCTCGGCTTGCTCATCCAGATAGCTCATCATCTGGAATGAATTTCCAGCGACGAACGGCGTGACGAACGGGACAATATTTTCCGACTGCGGCCCGCGACCACGGATAAGCGAGCCGGGGCGCGAGGTCAGCAAATCGTCATAGGTGTTTTCCGTCGTTGCATCTTCATTGACGTAAACGCGCGGGTTATTCGTCAGATAAAGGTTATCGAGCGTCTGACGCCATAGGACGGTTTTGATTAACTGCAAATCACCGACAAGATCGGCCAGCGATAGCCCGACTAGGGTATGCGGCATGGGGATCGGGCAGCACGAATGGAGCGGAACCTCATCAATCAATTCGTTGCCGAGTATCTGATAGGTCTTATCGCCGCCGACTGTGACCTTCCGCATCTTGGCGATGCCGTCGCCTTCCATATCGACTTGCAGATAGCACTCGTTTACCCATACCTCGACCATTGCTGGATCGGTGCGGTTAGAGCGATACGGCCATTCATCGTTTTTGGAAAACCGCTGGATGCGCTCGGTGTTGTATTCCTGCTCATCAAACGGCGAGAGCGTCATAACCGTTTCGTAGTCGAAACCCATCTGGATCAATTCAGAACGGGTGCAGCGTCGGCGGCGGCAAAGGAACGGGATGTTTCTCGGCGTAGCGCGGCGCGAGATTAGAACTTCCTCAGGCGCGACGTTTTCATTCCGCATCCGACCTTCGTTGTAGGTGCGGCGGAACGTGCAATCGTAAACCTGCGGCGCGACGGCTGCTAACGCGGCGTCCTGCTCATCCAGCGCGGGCTTCGGCTGTAACTTTGACAGCGGCTCGCTCGGATACATCCGCTCTTCGCCCTGCCGCGTTTTCATCGCATTGACCAGCCCTTGCACGGGGCCGATTGCCGGATATGCGATGCACTCGACTTCCTCGATGTCAGGATCGGCCTTGAGCGCCTGATACTGTTCCTCGCTCAACCCCGTGTATTTTTCATTCTCGGTGCGGCGTTCAATGTCCCAATACGCCAGAACCCAGCCGAGTTTCTGCAACAGCGCATCTTTGAACCACGTATAGAGGATCATAAAGCCGGGATTGTCCCGCATGAAAACGTAGTTCAAATACTCGGTCTGCTGGCGCGCGGATTCTTCGTCCTGCGGCAATTGAGGATCAACTTCAACAATCTTGTCCGCTGACGCGAAGATACGCATCAAGGCGGGCATGATCCATTCGACGGTTTCCATGATGGTCCGGTCCACAACTTGGGACCGCCCATCAACCTCATTGCCGTACTTGTCGCCCTCGTATTGCTTCAAGGCGTCGCGGCGTTCGTTTGACAATTTGCCGCCGTCAATACCAAGGGCGTTTTCCATCTCCATCGCAATGATGGTTTTTAGCCCTTCCTCGGTGACGGGCTCGCCCTTGATGAAAACGCTCTGTTCCGTCGTATCCATAATTTATTTCCTTGAGGTGGAAGCCTGCTGCTTAGGCGGCGCGGTCAATTTCTCTTCCGCATCTTCCATAAGCTGCTTAATCTGGCTTACCGTTAGCCCCATTTCCGAAAAATCAGCGATCAGCTTGGAAACTTTTTCCTCAAGCTGCAAAACCTGCACGTTCAAATTCATACGACACCTATTTCCTGATATTTCAATTTCGTTGGCTTCTGTGTTCGCATGACATGAGCATCTTCGCCGCCGCCGACTAGCATGTACTGCGCGGCTTCTCCCATGAGCTTGTAGCGGTTGTCCATAGGCGTGTCGTGATAGCGTTCTTCGCCAGAGGACTGGATACGCCCGTAGCAGTAGCCGCCCGACATTGATTTGCGCGCAACCTTGCAGCGCGGAAGAACCGACAACGCGGGCTCGCCAGTCACAAGCCTATTGAGTACACCGGCCACGGCTTCGCGCCTAAGAACCTCATCACTAATTCTGCATGGCGAAACATTGACGCCACGGCGGCGCAGGATTTGGATTGTCTCGGAATCGTCGTCGTCAGGATCGGCCGGTCGTTTGCTGAAAACCTTAAATTGCGTCCCTGACGGAAAATCCGATTTCATTTTTGCGGACAGCATCTCGGCAAAATGAACAGCCCCACCAGTCTGCGGCGCTAGTTCGTCGCACCAAATCCATTGACCATTGTCTTTTTTCTGGCCGAATAGCGCAATGCTTTCGAGTCCAATGCCGATCCCGACATATACTGGTTTTTGAGCGATAAGCGGGAGGTCTGTTTTTGAACCATGTACCGCGTCAGCATACTCAGGAAAAACAGGCTTGCCCGTTTGGACAAATCCATATTGGTTTCCATAGTAAACCTTTATGTAATCTTCGCGCTTCCCCGCCATGCGGGTTTTGTAATAGTGCGGCTCAAGGTTAGCGGCGTTTTCCGTCTCTGGGTTTTCGCACCACTTGCCGTCGATCTGAATAAGCGCGGGCGGCTGCGCGAAAAACTCCCATCCTTCCGGCTGATTTACTTCAGCCAGTTCATGCCACCAATGCTCGTCGTCAGGCGAGTTAGTATCCATGATGATGCCGCGCCATGTACAGCCGCCGTCTCTGACAGCTGGATAACGGCCGACGCGATCACCTAGAGCCTCGATAATCTGGCGCGGCAATTCGCGCGCTTCGTTGCACCATGCCCCCGTCAATTCGAGTGACAGCACCTTGCGAATATCATCCGGCTTGTCGAGTGCGCGGAACAAAACCTCTAGTTCAATATCCTCAACGCGCACGGTATGGCGCATCTCGCCTTGAGCCCTGTTAAATTTCCCGAACAGTTCCTCGGGGAACCAATCGAGCCACGTTTTAACGGTTGTGTCTTTCAATTCGCCGTAGGTGTTGCGAACGACAACCCACCTTGAGCGGCGGATACCATCCGGCCCCGCAACCTGTTCGCGCGCCCGGCGCATAATCTCGGCGCAGCAGCCCGTCGATTTACCAGCGCCGACCGGACCGCGTATCCCGCGCACGAAAGCGGCCGAATCATGGAAGCGTTTTAGTGTCGGCCCCGGCTTATATGTCTCGCCTCGGAAAATGGCGAGCATACGCGGATCAATCTTAGTCGGACCTGCGACGCTATCTGGATCGTTCGCGCCGCGCATTCCTACCCGCTTGCGTGATCGAGGCGTGCGCGGGGAATGCGCCGGGTCGAAACCCGGCGTGAAATCGTCTACAAAATCCCCGATGGAATCAGAGATGGTCCGCATTGATTTCAGATAAACGCCAAATGAGCGGGTTTAGCCGCTTCGATGGGAGGAAGCGAGACAAGCCCCTTATCGAATTTGTCGAGCCAGGAGTTTGCGAGCGTCTGTAGGCAGTTTGGGCCGCATGATTTCTGCGCGTTGAATTGATCGCTCCCGAGATAGCGGATTACTTCCCAATAGCGATCCGACGCCCAAATGTCCTTGAACCGCTCGCCCTTGATGATCGTTCCATTCGGCCCCTCGCGGTCTGCGATGCAGCCGATATGGAATTTAGAAAACTTGGTGTTAAACATGAACCCGCACGGCGCGATCAATCCGTTACCGCTCATCTGCAAAATGAACGGTGGGCCGAAGCATTTCTGATAGTCGCGCTTGCCTTCATCGGCTAGGCGGTTCCATTTCACGACGACGCGGAAATCTGAATCGCCCATGCTTTCGACTTCGCGGAAACGGTCAAAGCATTTATCGTATTGGCGATAATCGACGCCTAGGATGCCCTCAATCGTGTCGGCCGTGTGTTTGTAGATTAGATAATCCGGCCGCAATTCATCGCGACACAGCTTGGCGAGCGGCACAATCTGATCGTGGAACGATGGCATCGTGACCATCTGCACGTTGCCAACCACAGACAGGTTATCGCGACGCTTGATTTCCATCGCGTCCTTGACGTTCTGGATGACCTGATGAAAGTCGCGCTCTTTCAGCCCCATGATTTCTTTGTAACGCTGCATTTCGCCAGCGGAGAAATTGAACCGCAGATAGCTCAAATGCGGGAGTATCTTTTCCAGCACCGGCTTTTTAAGCCGCACGCCGTTCGTCCCAACGCCAACAGCTAACCCGCACTTCGCGGCGTGTTCGATGCTTTCCTCGTACCAAGGAACAACCGTGCTTTCGCCGTCGCTGATTAGCGAAATTCCCTTGACGCCAATCTCGGCGGCATCCTCGAGAAACTGAAACGCCTTTTCCTTGGTGATGTGTCCGCCGTCACTCGCCTGCGTCATCGCATAACAAAAAACACAGGCCGCATTGCATTTGCGCGTCCATGCAATATCCATTGTGACGGGCGCGAATTTCTCGCCGCGCTTCCACGCTTCAATGCGGTCGCGCCACCACATCACTTTCGTGTTGTCCAAAAGCAGATCATTGACGGATACTTTTCCGTCGTTAATCAGATGCTCGACAAAATCCGGGGTTGTCGTACTCACAGGGTTGCCCTCTCTTGCGGCGTCATTAAATTTCGCAGCTTGGAATCCCCGCCTTTGCGTTCCAAAAATACCTCCGCGTCGCGGCCCAACATTTTGCGCGCCAGCCGCTCGACTTCCATCAGGAACGGCCCCTTATCGTGGCCGTCATATCCCTTTTCAAAATGCAGGGTGATGTAATGCGCCGTTTCCATTATGCTGCTTCCTTCGCTCTTTCGTTGCGATACTGACTTGTGTACTCGACTAGCAGCGTTGAGCAATCAGCATCGAGTGCGTACTGATACGCCGGAACGATTTGACTGGCGCGCTTCAATTCCACGATGCGGATTGTGCGGCACATCAACCGGAACGCCGACGTGACATCATCATCG